CAGCCCAGCGACGATAACTGGGCGTTTCTGTCTTATGATTTGATTGCCAGTTGCGAGATCGTGGAGGCGCCGGACGCAAAGGACGCCAAGGAGGGACAGGGGGAATTGTATTGCGGGGTGGATGTCGGGCGGGAGAAGGACCTGACGGTGATTTGGGTGCTGGAGCGGGTGGGGGATGTGATGCACACGCGCGATGTCGTCTGCCTGGAGCGCGAATCATTCGATGGCCAGGAGGCGACGCTTTACAACCTGCTGGCGCTGCCAAACATGCGCCGCTGCTGCATTGACCAGACGGGTCTGGGGCGCCAATTCGCCGAGCGCGCCACGAGCCGGTTTGGCCGCTACCGCGTCGAGGGCATCCAGTTCACGGCGGGCACCAAGGAAGAGCTGGCCTACCCGGTGCGCGCGGCGTTTGAAAGCAAGACCATTCGGGTGCCTGGGGACAAATTCGTGCGGTCGGACCTGCACTCCCTTCGCAAGGAAATCACTGCCAGCGGCAACGTCCGTTTCACTGGAGAGCGAAACCAGAACGGTCACGCCGACCGGTTCTGGGCGCTGGCCCTGGCGCTGCGGGCGGCCAAACCGGCGCCCGCCCAATTTTCCGCGACGTTATGCTGACCCACGTTGCATTTTTGCGCTTGGCGCCCGCCGCTTGGCGGCACACGGATTCGGTGCGTCGTTGTGGCCGAATCGCGGGCGAGGCGCTGGTCCCACCCCCGCGACGGCCGTGCTGCAGCCCGGCCGTCGCTCCCCTTTCGGGAGCCGGCAGGAGAGGTTTGCGAGGCACGCAACCCTCGGTGTTCCAACCGGCAGTCTGCAATTTCCAAACGGCAATCGCATGATCTCACCCTTTCTCCATCGTCTGAAGCTTGCGGCCCAGGTCGTATTCAAATCCGGGGCGCCGTTCCCGTTCAACAAGATCATGCCCTACGACGCGACGGGGGGCGAAAAGTTGTACGCGCCATATAAGCAGTCGGCGTGGGTGCAGCGGGCGATCAAAAAGGTTGCCGGGCCGATTTCGGCGGTGGACCTGCGTTTCACGCTCGATGGGCAGGCCTATTGCGGCAGCGGCCTGGAGACGTTCTGGCGGTGTCCGGCGGTTGGGATGACGCGCCAGGAATTCTTCGAGGCGACCATTGGCTGGCTTAAACTGGCCGGGGAGGCGTTCTGGATTCTGGATGACACGAGCCTGGCGCCGTTTCCCAATCCGGTGTTCGATCCGGTGCATCATCCGAACGGGGGTTCCAAGCCCAAGGCGAACGCCAATGCATTTCCGGCCCTGGTGGTTGCGCGGCCCGACCGGATGACGCACCTGGTGCAGGAGGGGGAGTTGGTGGGCTGGCAATATATCGATGGGGCGGGCCGTCATATCCCGTTGCTGCCCGAGCAGGTGGTGCAGACCCGGATGTGGAACCCGTATGACGATTGGCGGGGCCTGGCCGAATTGCACAGTTGTCACGACGCGGCGGAGGCCGACTATCTGGCGGGCAAGTTCAATCTCAACCTGATGCGCAGCAACGGGGACCAAGGGGTCTATGTGATTGCAAAAAATGGCGTGCCCACCGATGCGCAGCGCCAGCAAATCACCGATCAACTGCGCGAGAAGCGGGAGCTGGCCCAGCGGGGAGTGTTCAAACCGGCATTCTTGACAGGAGACATTCAAATTGAAGACGCCAAGATCAAGACGCCCGACGCGGATTTTGTAGCCAATCGGCTGGAGAACCGGCACGAGGTATTTCTGGCGCTGGGGGTGCCGCCCAGCATGGCCGACGTTCGCGCCGCTTATTCGATCGGCAGCGCCAGCGACTGGTTTATTCTCATTGCCGAGACGTGCATCCCGACGGGTGAGAAAATCTGCCAATCCATCAATCGCGTATTGCGCCGGCAAACGGGCCTGGAGGTCAGCGCGACGCTGGACTGGGATGAACATCCGGTGATCCAGGCGGTCCGCCGCGAGCGGGTGGAGACCGCGCAGAAGTATTGGGCGATGGGCGTGCCGCTCAACGTGCTGAACGAATATCTGGACCTGGAATTGCCCGCCTGCCCGGACTGGGACAAAGGCTATCTGCCCTTCAACGTCGCTCCGACCGGGGAGAATGCGCAGGCGGCGCCGGCGCCCGGCAAAGACGACAATTTCTCCGAGCCGCTTGACGACACGATCGCGCTGATGCGTCAAGCATTAGACCCGGTGTCGCGGCTGCACGCATGCCTGGAGGAGGGAAGGGAAGGGACTCAAGGGACATCCATCGTCCATGCTCCATCCTCCAAAGCATCGTCCCCGTCCCGGTGGGAGCGCTACATGGCGCAACGGCGGGAAACGATCAAGTCCTACGAGTCGCGGCTGGGCCGGGAGATCATGAAGGCGCGGGCTGAAGTGCTCGGAAAAATTGAACAGAAGGGAACCAAGGAAACGAAGGGAAGTTCTTCGTTATCCTTTGTGCAAAAAGCCGTTGCCGGCGACTTCCTTTTCTCGGCGGCCGACTGGGCGGCGGGACTCAAGGCGGCGCTGCGGCCGGTGCATCAGGCGGCGCTGCAGCGGAGCGGCGATCAGCTCTTCCAGGAGATGGGCCTGAAGAATCCGTTTGCCATTGCGCCCGAGCAAGTTGCCAAGTTCGTTGCGGAGCGCGAGAACCAGCTTTCGGAGATTCCCGAGGAAGTATTTGACACCATCCGGTCCGCTCTTCAGGAGGGGCTGGACTGCGGCGACACGATGGCGGAACTGGCCGGGCGCGTGCGCAGCGCGTTCAATGAATTCTCGAAGGGCCGCGCGATGCGCATCGCGATGACTGAAACGGGCGCGGCTTACGGCACGGGCCGCAACCTGGCCATGAAACAAGCCGGGGTGCAGTACCAGGAATGGCTGAGCAGCGGCAATGCCCACGCGCGCCCCGCCCATCAAGACGCCAACGGCCAGATCGTGGCAATGGACGAGCCATTCATCGTCGGCGGAGAAGCGCTCAGGTTTCCAAGCGACCCCGATGGACGCCCCGAGAACGTCCTCAACTGTCACTGCGTTGCGGTGCCGAGGCAAACTCCAAGCTCCAAACTCTAAAGTTTTCCCATGAAGCTCATTCGCACTCTCCATCCCGAGGTTGAAATCCTCGATGCCGGCGCCGGCACCGTCGAATACGTCGCTTCGGATGAATCCATAGATTCGTACCGGGAAATCATCCGCGCCGACGGGTGGCGGTTCAAGGCGTTCGTGAAGAATTCGCCGTTTGTTGACAGTCACGATTACTCGACGATCGAGAAGTGCCTGGGCAAGGTGATTGATTTCCAGGTGCGCGGCGGCCAGTTGGTCGAGACGGTCCAGTGGGCGATCGATGTGCCGGAAAACAAGCTGGCGCAAATCGGCTGGAAGATGACGCAAGCGGGGTATTTGAAGGCCGTGAGCGTGGGATTCTACCCGACGCGCTGCCTCAGCCCCGGCGACGGGCGGGAGTGGAGCGACCAACTGGCCGAACTGGGCCTGGACGCCAAAGACGCCCCGCGATGCATTTATGTGGAGCAGGAACAGGTGGAGCTTTCGTGCTGCATCATCGGCGCCAACGCCAACGCGCTGGCCAAGTCGTACAAAGCGGGGGCTCTCAACGACGCGGACCTGGACACCATTTGCAATTTTTTACAGAAGCAAACGAAGGAAACGAAGGAAGGGCCTTTGTTGCCTTGGTCAGCGTCTGTTGAAAATCCCCCACGGGAACCCGCCCATTCGGCTTGCGATCCTGGCCTCGCCGATTGGGCCTTCGACCAGGCCCGCCGTCAGTTCATCCGCGACTTGGAACGCGCCCTGCGAGGCGGTTCCAATTCATAACTCCAAAATCCTAATTCCCAAATCACTTCCTATGCTCTCAAACGAACAATTCCAGGACACCGTCCTGCGCGGCGTCAACGCCGTGACGGAAAAAGTTGACCGCGTCGAAAGGTCCTCCGAAACGCTGCTCAAAAACTACGACCAGCTTGGCCGTGAAACCAAGCAGGCAATGGAGGACATCACGCGTCTGAGGAACCACGCCAATGACCAGTCCAAAATCGTGCAAACCCTCCAAAGGCTGCAGATGAATCTGCGGCAGGAGGCTGTCGTCGCCGGGATTGATCCGATCCAGCGCGTGCTCCGAGACGAACGCAAGCGGGGCATGTTCAACATGATCGTGCGCCAGGCCGTTGACAACAACGGCGACATGCGCCGGCCGGTGACGGCCATCGCCAAGTCCATCGGTGAAGACACGGGGGAAGGCTCGACGCTCATCATCGCCCAGCTCTACAAAGAAATCTACGACACGCTGGCCGAGTATGGGGATTGGAACACACTGGGGGTGCGCCGCCTGGGAACCAAGGTCACCAACTTCCCGATCCACACGGCGCGCGTGGTGGCAAACTGGATCACCACCGAGGCCGCCGTCATCAGCGATGACACCAACGAAACGGGATCGACGCTGACGCTGACGGTCCTGCCCAACGCGGTGCTGCTGAATGTGTCCCGGCAATTGATCGAGGATGCGGAGTTCGATGTGACGGCCTTCGTGCTGGAGGACTTCCGCCAGGCCTGGAACCAGCGGATGGACACCGCCGCGTTTCTGGGCGCGGGCGCCGGCGCCAACGGCACCGATGGAGGATTCACCGGACTGTTCACCGGGGGCACCCAATACAGCGCGGGCCAGGGCAACACGACGGTCTCGACGATGACCTTTGACGATGTCAACAAAGCATTGTTGACAGTCGCGCCGATCGTGCTCAAGCGCAAGCCCTGCTGGTGGATGCACCCGCAAATGCTGGCGCGCGTCATGGGCATCAAGGACAATTACGGGCGGCCGATCTTCCTCTCGGCGCTGGAGGCTCCGGCTTACGGCAGCATGGGCACGATCCTGGGCTTTCCGGTGATCCCGGTCTTTGTGGCGCCGAACACCGACGGCCCTGGCCAGCAAGTCCTGGCATTTGGGGACCGCAATGGGCAGGTGGTCGGGGTGCGGGACGATTTCGTGTTCGAGTCCAGCGACCATTTCCGCTGGAACACGCTGGAACGCAGCTTCCGCGCCTACGGCCGGGCCGCCACGGGCACGCGCCTGGCAAACGCATTCGCGGTCTTGTCGACCGCGAAGTCGTAAGCTCCAAAATTCAAACTCCAAAATTCAGAGAACACTCAAACTTCAAAATTCAATATGAATCTGAAAACGCTAATATGTCGCATGGGAGGGTGCTTGCCGCGCCGAAACACCGTAAAGGCGGGAGCGTCGACGCAAGCCGTGGGAATCATCCTTTCCGTCCTTTGCATGAACGTCCTTTGCGCCCGGCAAGCCCTCGCGCAAGCCCAATACGGCCCGCTCGCCATCGGCTACAACAGCAACACCAATGCCATCCAGAACACCAACGAGACCCTTCTCTACGGCGTCAACCCGGCAGCCATTGGCACCAGCGCCAACGGGCAGACCAACGCCTACAGCGTGTTCCCGTTGACGAATAACATGATGCCCCTGGCGACGACCAATGTGATCGCCAGCAATCCCATCAACCTCACGCGGTATGACGAGTTTGTCCTGGTCTTCAGCTACCAGACCTTCAGCAACACGGCCGCGGCGTCGCCCTACACGACGAACACGGTGCAACTGCTGGTTTCGCAGGAAGGCACCAACTGGAGCACTGTCAACACCAATTGGCTTTACTTCAGCCTCAGCCCCAGCGCGGGCCAGACCAATGCCGTGCTGGTGACCAACATCACGCGCGCGGTGTGGGGGAGCCAGGGCTACCTGCAGCTCTCGACGGTCGCGAACATCGGCACCAACACGACAACCAACGTGAACGCGCAGATTTGGGTCAAGCCGCGTCGCACGGGTTGACCGGCTTTACGGCGCGCCCCCTCCTGCGCGCCGTCCTCCGGCGGCGGCGGGATGGTTGGTTTTCCCGCCGCTGCCACTGTCAACAATTTGAAATTATGAATCAGGAATTGGGAATTATGAAAAAGAAGATGCCAAAAATGCAGGCGCCCGCGCCCGCCAACCGCATGGTCAAGGCCGGCCAGACGCGAACCCGCGCGACGGCCATCCAAGTGCCATCGCCCCTCTATTATCCGATGGGAGAGGGCAGGGTGAGGGCCGCCCTCTTTCTTTGCGCCCTTTGCGCCCTTTGGGCGAGGCAATCCCCGGCTGCGGTCATCGTCGGCACCGGCCTGGTCGGCACCACCGGCCAGGGCCTCTACGCCCCGCTCGTGTTTCTGCCCCAGTCCAATCCGTTGATCCTTTCCAATGGCAACCTCGCCTTTGGCGTCAACTACACCATCCAGTTGACCAACGGCGGCTTCACCAATACCATCGTCGCCGGGAATTACACGGTGCGCCAAGGGCCATACTCCATCACGGCGACGGTGCCCGATACCATCAATCTGCTTTATCTGACCAACATCCTGACCGGCGGTGTCTATTCCAACTACATTTACCAAGCCGCGCCGAACGTCTATGGCACCAAATGCGATTCCAACGATCTGGTCGCCGGTTTCCTCAGCTCAAAATTCCTGAATACGCCCGGCATTACCTGGGTCGTCACCAATATCGGCGCCAACGAGCAAATCACTCTGAGTAACGCCAGCGGCGTTCTCTCGACAAACGCGACCAACTTCGCCCAAACCATTGGCTCGACTCTGACCAATTGGGCCGGCGTCCTCTCCACCAATGCGACCAACTTCACCGGCACGCTTTCCACCAATGCCACCAATTTCGCGCAAACCATCGGCACGACCTCCAGCAACGTCTTCCAGTGGGGGAATACGACGCTGTCAAATCTCGCCGGTCTGGCGAACGCCGCTGGCGCTTTGACGAACAATGGAAGCGGCAGCTTGTCGTGGGTTGCCGTGGGAGGTGGCGGCGGGGAAAGCCTGACCAATGTGACCGTGACCTTCTCGAACGCGCCGACGATCTGGACCAATCCGGGCGGCGCCATCAAGTTCAGCGGCTCCAACTATGTCTCCGGCCTGGCGACCAACGGCGCGTCCTTTGTCCTGGACACCAATTTCGATCTTTACCTCGATGGCGACTCCGGCAGCGCGGGCGTCACCAATGGCAACATCACCGCCAGCGGCAGATTGACCAACACCGGCGCGATCCTCGGCGGTGGCAACATCACCAATGCCGGTGGCATCAATACGGCCAATTTGACCAACAACGGAACCACCGTTCTGGTCGGCAACGGCGTCGTCAATTCCAACACCGTCCCCACGATGCGCTGCCCCATTGACGGCGTCACCTACACGGCGGCCTGGACCGTGGGCAACCATTCCTGGACCGGCCTGACCAATGGCGTGCAGGAGTTTGAGGGTGTCGGCATGTTTACATACTTGACAAACTTTGCCGCAACCGTGGGACACAATTACCTCACCAATTACTGGCTGACAACCAACACAGGCCATGTGCTCATGTTCCTCCAGGCCGTTGGGTCGTGCGCGACCAATGCCGTTTATTCGACCAACACCTTGGATGTCAACATTGATCTAGTCGGTTTTGCCGGCTCCTCGACCAATCAGGCTAACTTTTCTTCGATCAGCTCGAAAAACGCGAACTGTGCATCGGTCGCTCTCAGCACTGGCGCAGCCTATTGGGATTGTTCTACTTCCCAAAGCACCAACAACACAGCGTTCGAGGAGTACATATTGGTCCGGCACATGCCGTGATGCTTCACACGCTCAAAATGAAAGCATTATTTTGGCTCCTTTGTTTGATCGTATCCACGGTAGCAACCGCCCAGCAGCAAGTGGTTTACGGGAACACAAACGACGTGCAATTCCAAAGCGGCGTGTTGAGTTCCGGTGCGCAATACTGGGGCGTCGCCGGCGCCGGCGGCAACACGAAATATAATTACTGTGTCGAATCTCTCACCTTCCGTCATGCACCTTAAAGCGTTTCAGCAGCCATTTTTTCCAGGTGACAGAAATCGGCAACACAAAGCCCACCAACGGATTCAGCGTCCAGCAACCCACCAAGGCCGCCACGAAGCACCGTTGCACCGCGATAATGCGCCAATGAAAACACAAGGCCTCACGCAAAGACCGCGAAGAACGGAGAGCAAGAACGTTGCGTCCTTTGCGTGAGGCAAATCTCCCTTATGGCGATCAATCAATCCGATTTTGGCATCCGCATCCCCATCGAGGCGGGTCTCGCTGATGCACAGGAGACCAAGACAGCGTTGAATTCGGCCGCCGAATCCATCGCCAATGGCGGCAAGGAGGCGCACGAATCGGCTCTCTCCCACGGCGAGTTGGGAGCCGCCTTCCGCGAACTCCAGGAAGGTGGCGGTCTGGGCCCGTTTGGCGGCTTGGCGCCAGGCATGTTTTCTCCCGAAGCAATGGGCATGTTCGCCGGCATAGTGGCAATTCAGCAACTCGGCAAAGTGGTCCAGGAAATGACACAAAGAATTGTCGAATCGGCCGCCAAGGGCAAACGAATGAATGACGGGCAAAGGGAAACCGCCGCCGATCCGTCGTCCTTGGCCGGTCTGCGCGCAAATTCCCAGGCGCCGGCAGAAGGTGTCCAACGGTTGAAGGACGCCCTCGAAGATCGGGAGAAAACCGTTACAGAGGGCAGAACAGCCGACGATGCGGCCCCGGGAGGCGCCGACGAAACCGAGATGCCTTTTGCCGGCACAGGCTCTGGCATGTTGGCTGGCGGGAATTCCGCCCAGGACTTTCCGCCGATCAAACAGGCAGACCTCGCAATTGCCCCGGCTGGGTATGAGGGCGGAGGCAGTAACGCCGCCGGCGCCACTGGCGATGTGGAGGGCCGCATCACCGAGGCGCGGCGCAGGGTCGCGCGTGCATCCGGCGATCAAGACGAGTTGCGCGCTCTGCTGGAGCAAGCCGTGGGAGTGATGGAAGCTCTTATGGACCAATCGCCGGCCATGGGAGTGGAGGACCTCAAACGCCGCGTCGCCGTGCTTGAGCAGCGAGTCAAGTACGATCGCAGCAATGCAAGAAGCTGAATTAATCGAGCCATTTAATCTACGACTGGCCGGCAGGCTCGCCCTCCCAGGGCCAATGCAAGACGCAAAATGGGAGGGCGAGGCTGCCGAAGAGACCCGGACAAATGCAAACATACGTCACCATCACCTACCAAGGCATCGAGAAGGCGCTGGCCGATTGGGGCATCTCGACCTGGCGGCGCGAAGTGCTCAATCAGGCGGGCGACACCTTTGGTTTCAATCTGGGCGCCGCCGCCGATACGCCTGAGATTTTCCCTTATGGCGCGCAAATCACCGTGCGGATCGGGCGCATCGTTCCGCCACCCACGACCAGCAATCCGACGCTGCCGGGCGTCAACGTGACCGGTTTCGCCGGGGGCAAAATCTGGTTCATTGGCTACCGCGTGAACGATTGCCGCGCCGCGTCCGCGCAACTGGAGGAGCTGGAGTACAAGTTCGCCGGGCCCTGGGAGTTCTTCATGGAGCGGCTGACATTCCAGAAACTATGGTTGACATGGAACGGGGTCAAACAAGTCGCCGATTGGCGGAGCCAAATCGTCCTGGGCATGAGCGTGACCGCGCTGTCGGGGGCGGGAGACACGGTGCAGGGAACGACCACGACCAACCTGATGTCCATCTCGCAGCAATTGCGCGAGATTGGCGCATACGCCATCAATGCGACGGCTTACGAGCAATCCGTCAATGGCATCGGCTGGACCCCCGGCGCCCAATTCCAGTTCGATCCGCTGGACAGCGATGTCAACGGCAATTACGTCCTCAACGCCGCGCCCGGTCCCTACTGTCAAATTCCCGATTATGTCCCCGGCACACCGGCGCCCGGGGGCACGAGCGCCGCGCCTGGCGGCCTGATGCTCCGCGCGCCGCTGGACGCCGTCAACGACATCACCTGCGGGGAGGCCTTCCGCAAAATGGTGCGGTGGATTGGCGCCATCGGCAGCCCGGTGATTTGGTTTGATTACACGCAAACGCCCCCGGCGCTGAAAGTCTGCACCCGCGACCGCCTGCCTTCCGTTTCGCTCGCCTTTCCGAATGCGAACCCGGCGCTGAACGGCGGCAATCCGGCGGCGTCAATCAATATCAAGCGCCGCGACGACCTGGTTCCCACGGCCGTCGCCTTCAAATACCGGCAAAGCGGAGTTGTGTTCAGCCAGGATTATACGACGGTGACAAACGACATCGCCGCCACCGTCAACGGGACGACTGTCGAAGGGATCGGCACGACCGGCTTCCTGACGGATTTGTCCGGCAACCCCCTTGCAAGCGGGGTGCAAAGCACCTTGCAAGCGGCTGCATTGCGATTTGCCGCCCAACTGGCAACGTTCGATTTCGAAGGCGCCAACGTCAGCTCCACGAGGGCCACTATTTCCTGCACGCCGCTCACCGAGGGCGTGACGATTGATCCGAGCACCAGCAGCGGGGCGATGGGATTCTGGACAGAGCTTTTCCCCGAGTTCAAACGCGTGCAAAATTTATCGTTCTACAACGCCGGGAATCCGGCGCCCTTCCTCACTGCGGTGGATGCCAGCGGCAATACGACCGCCTCTTCGACGGGATCAATCACCGTCAACGGCATCAATTATACTCAGATTCTGGCCGACGGGCAGGTGGCTCCGTGGATGCAGAGTGGAAGCCCGCCCGCGCCCGGCAGCGTCATCGAGGCCACGATCACGGCCTACTTCAGGTACGACGAATACTCAGAGCCTCCCGCCGGCGGGGCGGCCGTTAAAACCGGTTCCGTTTCGTACGTCGAGAAAAACTGCACGGTGAAGCTGACCAATCTGCCAGCAAACACTTATTCGAGCGCGCCCAGTTTCAGCGCCGGGGAGCCATTGCCCTGCGGGCTGGCCGGATACGTGTTCAATATCGAGAGTGTGCCGCAATACGAGGGGCAATTCGAAATCCAGGAACAGGATGTCACCGACCCATGCCCCATCGGCAACAACCTCAACCTGAATGGAGGGCTGGCCGAATGGGCGGCGATGGATGCCTGCGTCCAGCGGGTCAGCTACGACAGCGCCGGCAAAACGACTCTGAGTTTTGGCCCGGCCGCGCATTTGGGAGCGGGCGACCTGATCGAGCGCCTCCGCGTCAACCGAGGTCCGCGCTGGGTTTACCTCTACGGCAGCAACCTGGCGAATGCCCAGGGCCAGTCCAGCGGCGGCGCAGCCCTCGGCCAAAACCTGCCCAAACAAAGCGCCAGCCCCGGCACTCGCGCCCCGATGCAAGCGTTCCACGTTGGCGACCTGCCCGACGCCCAGCAGCACGCCTACCCGAATGGCCTTCCACCCGGAGTTCTTATTGACGCGACGCTTTCGGGGGCCGGCGGCCAGGGATTGGCGGGGCCGGGGCAGGGGCCCTCGGTCATTATCATGAGCGGCAGCGGGGGCAGCCAGGGCCAATTCATCCGCATCTCCCTGGCCGACCTAGCCGCCGTGATCTCCAGCCAAAACGTCCAATTCTACGAGCTTAACACTTGTGAAAACGGCGACAACACCTACTACCGCACATTTCTCTGCACCGACAAATACCATAAAACATGAACTGAATATGGCTAACCGAATTGCCACTTGCCCCCAATCCAAACAAATTTCCGGCAGCAAAACGCTGGCAGGCATCGTCCCGCTGACAACTGGCCCGCTCCCATGGAAAAATGTCTATAACAACACCGCCTCCCAGGGCTATGGGCTTTATTCGCCCGATGGTCTGACGGGCACTTGGGCGAACGGACCGGCGTCTTTTAACGTCGGCGATTTTGTCCTTGTGCAGCATCCCTTCAGCAGCTTGGGCGCGCCGGCGTATGTCATTTACATTTGTGTGACGGCCTTTACGCCGGCCCCGCTACCGCAGGGGGCGCGGCCGCCGGGTTACTCTGGGCCGCTCTACTGGAGTCCGGCGGATAACGGATCCACCGAGGCCATTAATTGGCAGCAATGGGATTTGCGCAGCGATGCCCAGGGCGGCGCCAGCAATTATGTCGTCAGTCTGGGCGGATTGCCCGTCGGCTGGCAGGAGAACAACGTCAACCCGTCCCGGACGGTCTGGGGAATGTTTGGAGCGATTCCGACAACGCTCTATCTCAACCTTGAGTATTCGACCTCCATTTCCGGGTCCGCCAATGGCGGCCTGGGTATCGACGGCACGTACACGCACTCCTGGTCCGTCAACCGATGGACCGGCACCGGGACTGACAATGGCGGTAATGATGGCAATAACGCGCCCGCTGCCGCGCGGCCGTATTTGTTCCCTGCCATTCCGCCCAACAACACTGGATGGACGCCACCCAACGAACCCGCCGCCAACAACGCTCCCCCGCTCTTGTCTATTTCCCTGGCGGCTGACGGGACGAGCATCAGCTTCGTGTTCGTCATCCAATTCGACGGCAAAGGCAATGCCGCTTGGACGGTCACTCAGACCGCCATTCTTTCGGGCGTTTATACACTGGCGCAAGTCCAGACCGACGCCCTTGCACTGCTCAAGGGCAACCAAGCCAGCAGCGCGGCGATGTTCGCCACCATGAACTGGGGGCAGGCCGCCACCTGCACTTACAACGCCGATGGCTCGATTAACGTGGCCATTGGAGGCATGCCCAACTCCGGCTCTTCGCCCACGACTTGCGCAACCCAGCCCACCACAACCGCGGCCGCCGGCATCGGATCGGTGAACCAAGACCTGGTCGCCAACGCCTACACGTTCAGCACGGCGCAGATTGACGTTTGCGGCCAATACTGCCTGCGCACGTTCTATTGCCAGCGCACACCGCCTGCCATCCAATGCCAGACTGGTTCGGTGGACGGCTACCACCCAATCACACTTGCTGTGCCGGCATACAACGCCACCGACGGTTACGTTTACAGCCAGATCTTTCCTAACTGCCAATGCTAA